AGATTTACATATAAATTAAGAATATGAGGGTAGGTGTAATTGGAGGAAGGTCATTTGTTGATTATTGTTTATTAGAAGATACGTTACAGCAATTAGAAATAAGTCTTTTAGTAAGTGGTGGTGCGAATGGAGCTGATGCATTAGCTGAAAAATATGCTACCAAACATTTTATAGAAACTTTAATTTTTAAACCAGATTGGTCTATCGGAAAGTCAGCCGCTGCATTACGAAACTTAAAAATCGTAGAAAATTCTGATATTATAGTTGCGTTTTGGGATGGAAAATCTAAAGGAACTAAAATGACAATCGATATGGCTGGACATAAAGGAATACCAGTTATTTGTAAGATATATACTTAAAAATATTTGTAAGATATATACTTAAAAATAGAGTATATGTTAGATTTTAGTCAATTTGCCAAAATAATAAACGAAGGGTTTATTGTAAAGGATAATGTTGTTTATTTTGACGCTAATAGTTCAGATTTCATTAATACGTCGTTCGGAAAATCCAAAGGTTTAAAACCATTTGAATCAAAAATGGAGAATGGTGTTATATACTCTGTATATAACAAAGATAAATATTCTGAAGATAAAAATATGTATAAAGACGTTCTAGATACAATTAAAGGACAGAGTACTAAATATACAATGGACTATAATAGCTACAAATCCTTTATTAGTAGAACTGCGATTTATATGGCAAACTTAATACTAAAAGAAGGAATTGACACTATTTTAATAATGGATAGTTCTTCTCCATTATTAACAGACTTAACACTTGAAATAAACAGAAGACTACCAAAATATTTCGAGATGTTTACTTTCAATAAGCAAATTTTTAAAAACCCAGATATACAGGACATTCATATTGATACTATGGGAATAGATATATCTGATACCAATTATAAAAGTATCGAGAGCAGTATCAAAAAAATGAAAAGAGAAGGCCATTTTAAAATTCATAATATTTTTCTACCAAATAGAAAATTTGTTAAAAATTGGCTAAAAATAAATGATAACATGTTGTCAAAAATCGTAGATAAAAAAGTAGCATTAATTGATGACATATTTACAACAGGATCAACTATATATGAGGCTTCAAGATTGATAAATGACGCAGGAGCCTCATATATAATGGCACTTACTATCGTTAAAGGTAAATAAACTTTAACAAATATTTAATACTATTAATGGAACATGGATTTGTCTTGGATGATACGTGTTGAACCAGGGAAGACATAGAGTATAGCGACTATATAATATATAAAAGAAAGAGGTTGCTCTAGAAGTGAAAGATGAACCCCTGATAGACCTTGAATTTTAATAATTTAACAGAAGTTCAATACATACATAATGCTGGATATTACAGAGTATATGATAACGTGTCTGATACGTTTGTATTCACTGAAAAATTATAATATATACTAGTATGGAATTATATATAAAATCTATTGAAGACCCTAATTTTGACAGTAATCAACTACAAGTCGATGAAGATATTCAATTACTATTGCTTCAAATTGAAACTTTATTGTTTACTAGTCCTGGTGATGTTTTAGGAAAAGATACTTTTGGTTTAAGTCTAGAGGACCTTATCTACACATTTCAATATAATGACGATATGTTAAAGGGAGTTATTGATACTGCGATAGCAAGATATATTCCTCTTTCTTCTAAGTTTCCAGTAAGCGTAGTTGTAGAGTTTATGGAACAAGCAGACAGAAATATAGTCTACGTAGATATTAGCATAGATAATAAGTACGGAATAGGACTTTATATATAATATATAACTTATAAATACAATGGCACAATATAACTTTAAATTTTTATCAACCGCTAGAATAAAGACTGCTGATATGTTAGCAGACACTAGAACATATATTTCTAGAGTATATGAAAGAACTGGTAATTTGTTTACAACAGCATCACCATTCTCTCAAATACTTGAAGTTTTGACCGAGCTTACAAACTTAGTATTCTTCTATATTGAAGATGCTACAGTAGAGCAAAATATCTTGACTGCTCAAAACCCTGAGTCTGTTTATGGTCTTGCAAGACTTGCAGGTCATGACGCGTTTAGAGGTTCTTCAGCGGTTGGCGAAATTAAAATAAGACTAAACACAAGTGCATTTCATGAAATAGCTGGAGATGCTATTAATATTCCAGCAAACACTATTATAAAGGCTAGCAAAAATGGTCTAGAATACGTTTTAAAAACTAATGCTGATCAATTTAGAATAGAAAAAAGCAATGCAGACTATATATATGTTCCGATAGTACAAGGTTCTACTGAAAAACAATCAGTAACAGGTACTGGTTCAAAATTACAGTCATTCAATGTTATTGTTAAAAAGAATACAGATCATCACTCAGTTAGAGTAAGTGTTAATAGTGAACTTTGGACTAAATACGATTCTTTATATGACATGCGAGTTGGTACTAAAGGATATATTGTTAAGACTGGGATAACGGGAGGCTTAGATTTTTATTTTGGGAATGGGTCGTTTGGTGCAATTCCTAGACAAGGATCTAGCATTGTTATCGAATATATTATAACTGCAGGTTCTAAGGGTAATTTAACAGGCTCTAAAGACCTTAACTTCAAGTATATTTCTGAAGGATTTGATTCTCTTGGAAATTCATATGACTTAAACAAATTGCTAGAATCTTCATTCACAACAGCTCCTGTTATGGGATCTGACCCCGAACCAATGGAACTTACTAAGATAATAGCACCACTACAAAGCCATTCATTCGTGTTGGCAACTCCTAACAACTACGAGGCATTCTTATCAAGATATGGTATGTTTTCATATCTTGATGCTTACAATTCAACAGATGATGGGTACCTTGACGATGACAATGTAATTTATTTGTTTATGTTACCTGATACTGCCAGAAAACTTTCAGGAAATAATGACTATTTTAACTTGCATAAAGAAGAATTCTTTTTCTCTGAAGACGAAAAGAATGGAATCTTAAAAGTTCTAGAAGAATCAGGCCAGCAAATGGTAACTACTGAAGTTAAAATAGTAGATCCAAAGGTTCAATACTTTAGAATGGATATTAAAGTTAGATACTTTGAAGGATATATTAAAGCAAACATATATACTGCTATACGATCTAAAATATCAGAATATTTAATTAATATAACTAGAAGAGACAGGTTACCTAAGTCAGATATTATAGCGTTATTAGAAGGAATTGATGGAATTGATTCGGTTAATGTTAGATTTGTTTCTGAAAAAGAGGAGACTGCGAGAAGACTTGGTTATTATATAAGTGAAATTGTTACAGTTACTCCAAGTACTCCAGTTTTAGAGGACATTGGCAACGGAAAACAAAAATACGTTTTCTTCAAAAGAAGCGTACAGTCTAATCAAGTTATTTTTGAAGCTGGAGCTGCTCTTCCAGAAAATGTAATTAATCTAGATTCTTTTGGGGATATTCTCTTAGAAAAAGAAGAGGTTGCTTTATTTAGAGGCGGTTGGAAAGATAGGGATGGTTTTGTTGTTTTAGACGATGTTAAAATGGGAGAAATGGCAGCACTTTCAATTTATTTTGATGAGCCTGCGGTACCAAACAGTGTATTTAGTAAAATACAAGCACAAAATAGAAAATTGTTATGATGGATTTGAATAGTGATTTGTTTAAAGTACGTAAGAAAAAATTGTATGATAGTAAGTTAATTATATTAGATGATAGATTACATGGTGTAAATGATTACCGTGAAAACATATTGTTAAACTCTATTTCTAAATATATTTTACGAAATAATACAATGAATGACTTTGCTATATTAATACAAAATGTAATTGCTGATTGGGTAGATTCGGTAACTTATTTAAAAGTATATAAGTCCTTTACCGTCCAAAAGAACTACAAAAAAGTTAGATAACAATGGTTTATAATAATTTAAGATTCTTTGATAGCGAGTCGAATGACCTTAATCTTCTCTATAATTCCACATCGGATATATGGGAAGGTGTTTGCTATTTACCTGTAGTTTCTGTTGGTTTATATGAAACTCTTACTATTTATATTTTAGAAGAAACCCAAGGACCTCTTGGAAACGCGAAGTATATTACACCAATCGCAGCGACTCCTTCAATTTCACCAAATATAACAGAAACTACCTTTAAATTAGAGTTCTTCAGTGGATACGATTACAGTGAAGACATATTTTTATATAGCGCATCTAATACTAACGGCAAACTAGAAATTCAAAAAGATAAAACTCAAACATTTAGTTTATTGCCTTCAACAACATCTACTTCACTTAACAATTCCGGTATAAAAATAATTGAAGAAAATATAGAAATGCACCCTATTAAATGCAATGTTGCTTTAATGAGTCATGAGGATAATTTTCACACTAGATTGTTAGATGTTACTGAGGTTGTGACTATAAAGGATGCTAATAACGTTATTGTTTCTAATACTGAAACTTTAATTGCAACCATTAGGATTTATGGTGAAACTGAGGAAGAAGACGAAAGACTTTCAGTATTACTAGCAAACATGGGTATGTCAATTACACCAGAAGACTATGTTATTCTTAAAGATTCAAATGTTAAGGAACTTTCTCCTGACTGGATCTTATTGAATCAAAAAAGAAAAGAACTTCTATTAGAAGCTAGTAAAATTAAACCATTCGTTGGCACATACAAAGCTATATTAAATGCTATTGATTTCTTTGGGTATGATAAAATAACTCTTAAGGAGTATTGGTTAAATATAAACGAGCAATCAGAAAACTTTGGTAAATTAAAGGCTGTTGCTGTTCCTAACCAGGACACTGTTGGTTTTTTAGCTAATAAAAACAAGGGTAATGAACTTCCAAGCTCTAACCTTAAGAAAACTAGTCGTTTTAGCCTAGTTTACAGACTAAACGAAGCTGATGGTAAAGTTGACGAGTGGGATATCCCTACCGTTACTGAATCTACTGATTATTCGCCAGATGAAGTGATGATTAAGCTATATGGTTTAAAAAATAAACTCCAAAAGGACTTTTTACCTCTTCAAGCAAAGATAATAGATATTACAGGTGAAGGTGACTATTTCTCTCAATTTAACTTAAATGTTTGGCACAACCAACATGTTATAAAACAGCAAACAGCTGGTCAAAACATTGAGTTTAGTAGGTTCCCAGAAACAAAAAAATTATATATTGAAGACCTTAGAAAGGTTGACTACCGATTAACTGGAATTAACCAAGACTTTTCAATACTTTCAGAAGCTGATCGCGTTGCAATAATAGCTTCTATAAAAACATTCTACGATGGATATTATGATGAAGACATGTCTACTTTTAATACAGTCGCAGGTATTCCAATAGGATGTCCAGTTATATTAAAGGCAGATTCATTCCTTGAGTCATGGGACTCTGCTGAATTTTCATTTATGGATGCATCCGATACCGGAGATCATATGTTAACATGGGAAAATTGGTGGAATCAAGGAATTTATGAAATAGAATGGACAGTAACTGGACCTAATAACTATAAAAAAACATATAGAGGAGGAGTTGGAACTATTCATGCTACTACTGGTGTATTAATACCAGAATATCAAGAAATACCAGTCGTTCTGCCTTTTGCTGGTGAATATACAGTAGAGATGGCGGTGTATGACTTATATAATGTAAGAAGCTCATGGAGAGAATTAAACTATATTGAAGTTAATAATAAGAACGTTGAAGTGTATGGCTTATTGCAAAGAATGCTTCCTGAATTAAATTGGAATCAATATAAGTATACATATGATGTTGCTGGTAGTGATTGGGATTGGTCCAGAGAGAACACATCAACAGTTGACAGTATTATTGCTTCTTATTATTTGACGTTAGACAGGGCTAACTATGTGAATGACGGATATAATGGCTTAGAGTTTTCTACGGTTAGAAGATATAATGATACTAACAGTGTTACAGGATTCAGCGAAACTACTGGGCCATACCAATGGAAAGCATTAAAAACACACGAGTGGAATGATGGAGCTGCGGTTACTTGGGATATGATGAGAGTCGGTTCAGATATTAACTCTTCATTTATGATAGATTTGAATGGATATTCTAGTGGGTATAAGATATTCATAAAACAAATTGATGTAATTACTAATGTTGAGGTTCTTGATGAATACACTATAACAAGTACGTATCCTACTAGCTCAACTGATTTAGCAGCTTGGAGCGCAGTATCTGCTGAGCTATCTGGTTTAAGTGACATCACACACCCTCTCTTGTCTAAGTTTAATTTCAACCCAGTAATAGTAGACACTAACAGTGACGGAATATTAGACAAGTGCGAGTATATTTTAGTGGTAGCAAACGAACCATCAAGAGCCTATGATTTCTCTGAGGTTGGTTTCGACAATGTACTCGGTGGTATTATAGTAGCAGGTTCAGAAGTGCACTTCACTAGTTATAACCCTGATTTCAATGATGTGTATATTATTGACACACATGTTGAGGTAAATAGATTAAATCATGTTACATTCTCATATGACACCACTAAAATGCCAGGTATTGCATCTCAAAAATGGACGCTTAAAAATAATAGCAAAAATGTTGGTGATATATATTATAGTAATACATGGCTGACATACTTATTTAAGCATAAAGGAGACTATAATGTTGAGTTAGAGGTAACAGACGTCAATGGTAATAAAAACGTAATAAACAAAAATATATTAAAAATAATTTAAAATGGCAAGTATAACAACAATCTTAGGAACTGACAGCGTTTCTTCATCTAGAATTGTATTTAACAATAATTTTGCGGCACTTAACACTGAGTTGTCTGATATCGCTACTTTATTTAATACAACAACACAAACTATTACCTTAACAGGTGAGGTTGCATGTGGAGCATTAAAGGTCAACAATGGAACTATTGATACGTTTAAAGTTACAACAACTTCAGCGACAATTAGCGTTGAATCTACCTTTTCCAAAAAAATAACAATGTCTGGCAGCGCTATCATTGAAGCTATTGAAAGCGCAGTTACTACGATACCTATCGCTGGAGAATATAAAGCCGCAACATATGTATTAGATGCTTCTGGTGGTGCGTTTAGTAGTGCTATAGTTCTTCCAGCAGCTACAACAGGCCAGAAGGTAACATTCGTCTCAGATGGCGGTCCTATTACATTTGACGTTACCAATGTAATGGCAACTTCAGTTGCTGTTGCTGCTAAAGGTTCAGTAACCTTTGTATATGATGGCACAACTTCAAAGTTTTACATTGTTTCATCAGTAAATGCTACTATAGCATATTAATAAAAATATAAAAACGCTTAAATGGCAACACCATTAATAAGAATACCTCAGGAGCAAGGAGGTACCATGTTCGCATTTTCAAGTGCAGCAAGGGATCTTACAAGAGCTTATTATAACCCAGATATTAATTTTGAGTATTCTAAGTTCGCATTATTAGACATACCATTAGTTGCAACACCATCTAATGGAGAAAACTATATTAACTTTGCAAATCTTTATGAAGGTGGAGCTTCACCAGCGACATCATACACACCAAATTCAGATGCAAATGTAAATTTCGCAGAGACGTTACAGAATTACGCGTTAAACCTTGAGAATTTTATTCTTAATGATGACGATTTCGACGAAGCAATATATGCATCTGATGCTGAAAAGATTTTCTTCAAATGGCTACATCATCTAGGTGCATTTGAGGTTAAATCTGCAAATACGCAACAGGCAGTCTCTGGATATTCCAGATTAATCGAAAATGAAGATACTACAAATAGTGGTAATAATTATAGTAGAGTAGTAAAGTACCTAGGAAACATCGACGTTTCAAACGATAAAAACTATAAAGGAAACACTTATAATGAAATATTTGTGAATGTACCATCGTATGTTGGTTATACTCCGGATATTTTGTTTAAGTCTTCAAACTATAATACGACTGCTACTTCTTATTTGCCTCTATCTGACATTAATGGTAGGGCAAATCAAACTCATCCGGATTCATTTTTAACAATGGGATCCCTTTCAGACAATGGTACAGGTACTATTAATATATCGACGGCTACACAGTATCATTATGGTATTGATTGGAATTCATCAATATATTCTAAAATAGTAACTGATCCTAAATTAAACAACTTCTTAGATTATTCTAAACAAGGTGGAGACTTTAAGTTTAATGCTATATTAGTGTACTATGATGTATATTCAAAATCAAACGTAGCTAATAAGTCCACAAACTTATATGGTGTAATCTTACTTGATAATTTTAAGAATGACCCTAATACTACAGGTTCTATCATACCTCAATTAACAAAATATAAACCTAACGATGTTACTGGGTTGAATGGTAACGCATTTGCTCTTAAGTTGAATGTTAAATTCAACTCTTCATTAGATAATGTTGGAGTAGAGTCAAATATAAATGACTACTCGACATTCTCAATGGACATTTTCTTAAACACAACAACTGCTTTAGAAAATGCGGCAAAGCTAATGATCGAAGCAAACACTAGATATTCTGCAATTGTTGATAGATTAGTTTCGGTAGAGAGTATCTTAATGACTTCAAATCAGACAACTGCAATTGCTGATAGGATTGCAGCAATTGAATTAGCTTTAGTGAACGCTACTTTAAACTTTGCCTCTTCAACTTCAATTATAGATATGATAACTTCAGTTAACTCTAGACTAAACCAAGTTATTAATGGCAATATACCAACGGAAGTTCAATATAATACAGATGTTTTTGCAGCGGGCGATGGTGTTAAAATAGATAAAACAAATCCAGTCAAAATTAAAATATTAAATGATAATAACGGTTACTCATTAAACGACGTTTTCGTTTATGAGTTTACTGGAGGGGTTACAGGTAATATTATTAATAGCTCTAACTTGTTTAATATGGGTCTTACAGCAGCTAATGGAATAATCACTAGAGTTAAACCGTTTGACAATCTAGTAAGACTTAATACTAATAGCGCAGTGCTAACTGGTGATTTGAATATATATTTAGATGATAGTATAAATACATGGAAAAAAGGTCAAACGGTAAAGTTTGCTTTTAAAAACATGCTGCCTTCATTAGCAATATATAAAATTAATATTTACACAGACAAAAATAATAGCTGGGTGCTTAAAGCAACTTTAGAAACTTCTAATATGCTTAGCCAAACACCATATGCTGAATTTATTTGTGTAGACGAAATAAACAAGACATTTGAACTTGAAATTATAAGATAATATGAGCGCTAGCAATTCAATATCACAATTACTTGAGCAATTTCTAGAGATGAATACTAATTCGCTAGAAACATTCAATAGAATTAATGAGGCAATAACTACAGATAAAGAAACTGTTGTTATTAACCTGTTTAACAGTAAGACAAATAAAATGGAAACTATTCAAATACCCGCTTTTGGTTATTTGAAGAGAGAGATTGAACGTTTGAATACTAACCTTAATTCAATTAGTGGACTTGAAGGATCTAACGCTAATATTAGACTAAAGGATGGTTCCTTTAGAACAATACATACTGCTAGATTAAAAGGACCTTCTCCTTCCATAACGTCATTATCAGCTCCTACTGTTTTTAGCACTAAATTAAATGAGTTCTTCGAGGACTTTTTAAATCCGCTGTTAACTGTTAATTTAGATGTTTCTGGTCAAATACCAGTAGAAACTGAAAAGGTTTATGTTGAACGATTTATCTTTAACGAGACTGACTTGGCTTCTACGACTGCATTTGACGAAATCTATAAAGGTGGTAGTGAAATTGATTATGCTAAATTTATAGTAGACTTAAAGGATAATGGATATACATACATTGTAGATGCTGAAGTTTTGGATATGCCAATTAGGTTAATACAATACACTGGATTCTTAGATATTATTAAAATTGAAAATGCTGAGAAAAAGTATATCATCGATGGTATCTCGCAAACACTTAGTGTTAAATTATATACTGCTAATAAATTAACATACACTGATTCTACGAAATTACTTAAGGACACTGAAACTTTAAAGGTTGGTGATTCTTTAATAGTTAATTCTGGAAAATATAGAACAAGATATAAAGTAGTTTCAATAGAGAATGCATCATCCCAGATAGAACTTTTATTAATTGAAGGTTCAGAGGCTGTAAAGTTGGGAATTAATCAATTAGGAATTTATAAAGATGTAGATACTAATTTAGATATTGAGATTAAAGTTGGGTTTAATGAAAGACAAGTTATTTTTGTTAAACCAATCGATCCTTCTTCTAAAATACCAGCAGAGCATTATTCTCCGGGTATCTCATTCTACTCTAACGAGTTAGAAATAACTGATATGTTTGGTACTAAAATGAATCTTGCGGAATACTACAAAAATGAAGTTTCTGACTTTAGTCAATTTATAAAATCATTGAAGGTTGATTATATTCCACCAGCTGCTATTGGTATTATTCCAAATAAACCAGTGATAGCAACTACGAATTTTAAAGTTGTTCAAGTTAATAAACACCTTACCGATAATACAACAACTGATAAGATAAAACAATTGAAGTCTGATAAAGTATCGATTGAACAATCTTTAAAGAAATTAGATGATTCTATAAAACAAAAGAAATCTCTAATCAACACAAAGAAGTTTACTTCTGATGCTGAAAGAGATACTCATAAAAACGAGCTTAATTCATTAATCTTACAAAGAGATTCTGAGACTAAGTTATTTTCATCAATAGTCACTGAGATTAAATCATCTGCGGAGTCTATAGATTTACAAAGCGTTACTCCAAAATACAGAGTAAGAGGATTCTGGTCAATTCCAGAGCCTAAAGCGATTTTAGGCGGTATTTCACAGAAAATTGTACAGTTTAAAATTAGGTACCGTTATATTTCTGCATCAGGTAAGACTTCAACTGTTGATCAAATTCCATTCACGGATGTTACTAATCAAGTGGAGAAGACTGCTGCGTTTTCAAATTGGATAGAAGTTCTAGGACCTGTTGCTAAAAGAGAGTTGAGCATTAAAGAAAAATACGAGTGGATCATTGAAAGTGAAGAAGATGCAAATGCAGTAAACTTCAACTCAATGGATATTTCTATTAACCCAGGAGAATCAGTTGAGTTCATGATTAAGTCTATTTCAGAGGCAGGTTACCCTGCAAATCCATTAGAATCTAAATGGTCTGACTTATATACTATACCGTTCCCTTTAGGAGAAATTAACACGGATACTTTAGGAAATGTTATCAACTCAAATGAAATGGACGCTTTAAGAGTTCAAATCCAACAAGACTTAGAGTCTGCTGGTGTTTATTCTCATGTTAGTGAATCGTTTGCTATTGGAGATTCTAAATATTCACATAGCGCAAGTTCTATAGCTTCTGGATTTTTAACAAGCCAACAATCCCCAGTTACTGTCTATGAAAAACTATTAGCGTTACAAAACGAGGTTCTTAGCTTAAGAGCACTTATTGAGAATACTACTGGAGAGCTATTGGTAAGAATTGTTGATGAAAGTGGTAATGTAACACCAGTGACTAATAACACAACAGTACAGCTGTTCGCTGGATATTATGTTAATGAAATCCCTGCGACTAATGGTAAAGGATTTATTGTTACTAAGAACTTTAAGATAGAACTTACAAATACACAAGCAACTAATCTAGAATTAATTTCTAGAATAGTAGGAGATACCACTAAACCAGTTGCTATATCAAGCGGAAGTACTATTTTTGGACTAGGAACTGGAGCATCTTCAATAGATCCTAATTATGTATATAACTCATACTATATTAACGAGGCTAAATACGATATGGTTCCTGTTATTTATCAAAATATAGAAAACTCTACACTTGATTATTTTAATAATGGACCAGACCAGTCAACTCAATTAAATGGACAATTCATATATTCTAGATTTAGAAATATAGCTAATGATGATAACTTATATGTTATTAATGAAGGAGTCAATGGTGATGTTAATTCGGCTGATCTTAAGGGTTACGATACTTATGAATATAGCTTAAAATTTAATTATAGTAGAGTTATCACTGTAAATGCACAAACAGTAACATCATTTGCTGCACAATATCAAAGTGTGTTACCATACACTGCGTCAACAGGAACAGAAGACTTTATATGGGCTGGTAGCTACACTGGTAGCACGCCTAATACTACTTCATTATCTACTATTACACAAGCTAACTATACTAATGGAATATTTATGCATGTAGACCACCCTCTACTACAGAATGGTGCTATAGACCCGCTATCTATCGTAAGTAATGGATTAGTTGGTATGCCTAAAACCGCGCCGTTAAGAGCAGATGATCTACACGGAAAGAAACAAACTCCATTTAGACTATTACAAACATTAAGCAGTACTGGTGTAGTTGGTGTCAGGTCCACTATTAAGAACGGATTCTCAGCTGATGACCAATACTTATTAGGTGGTAGATCTTGCGGATCTTTCTTGTATGTTTCACCTCTAACGACCACTTCATTGTCTGTTGATGCTGGTAATAAAAACGGTAAGAAAATATTACCAGGTGGAAGCGCAAACTCTGTGTCAATTGATTTAGTGTTCCAGTATAGAATGACTGATTATTTCGGTAAGAGTGATGGAATAGGCAGAGTTGGTGGGGTAACTTCAAATACTTTCTCAAATATAACATACGCTAAAAAAATAGGCTTAGATATACTAAACAAAAATGGAGAAGATTTCTTGTTCGATGTTGAGGTTTATGCAAAATATGCAACTCAAGGCAAGAATGTAAATAGTATTACAAGCACTATGCTTTCTAACTACACCCAAAATTATACAACTGGAACTAAAGGAAGACGAAGATACTTGACAGACAACACTGTTGATTTCTCTTACCCAGAAATTACAAAACAGGTATAATTGTTAATATATTGATTGAGATTCCGTTTTGATTAGTGCTTCCTATATTCTGAGATATATAATCTAAATAAAAGAGTGTCTAAATGCCTATAATTAATACCAGTATTGAAAACAATTCAATAGACAATAAATCTTTCGCGGTACTAAGAACTAACCCAAAGTTAACAAGTAATGTAAAGTTACTTGTTAACTCAGATGGTAATTTGTTCATGAGCGCTTTTAGAGCCAATAAAGAACTTTCTAAAATTGAGTACCAAAAATATGCAGTAAAATCTACTAGCAGATACTCACATGATATTGCTTCTTTTTATGGAAGTTTACCAACATCTGAAAGATACCAAACTCTTAGAAAATATTCTGACACCGTAATATATTCTAACTATGAATTTCAATATGAGGACCAATACCATTTCGGAGCTACTCATAATATCACCAAGCTATATGACGAGCAATACTCATTGTTTGCCCCAATTTGGTTAGATAAGAAAATTCCTTCTAAGTTCGTAGTCTATAGAATAGAAGATGTTAAATATAAGCAAAATTACGCTGAAACTACAGATGGTCAAACGTCAAGATTAATAGAACTTCTTAGCAATGCTACGATAGTTAAGACATTTGATTTGAGTAACTCTTCAAAAATTGGAGAGTACTTATCTAATCATGTTAATGACAATTTGTTTCCAAATGCTTTGATTAGTATTAACTTCAAGGAGGGCGAACAATCTACTTTTAATGGTATTGACATAATTAATGGAGGCTTTGCTAATAAACCAGAGCAACTTGACAATTACTATACGCAAGTCGACTACCCTGAAGTTTTTAGCAATGAGATTATAACTAATGGGTTTGAAAGAAACTCATTAGCATGTGCTAATCTAATTAATTTAGAGTTTCTTTTCGATGACAATGATGCAACTAACTATAATATTTATAGATACTTTGGTATTTATGTTGATGATACTGTAGAGGGATCCTTTATAAGTGAAGGAGTTACTGATAGTGGACTTATTAGAGTTAATGAAAGCACTTATAAAACAGAGTATGACTTAAGTGGCACGTCACTAACATCTCTAGATATGTTTCCTAATGTTATAGATTTTGGTACTCCGGAGCTTAAATACGTAATAGATAAGAACAAGAAATTATATAATTTAAAGGAAGCTATTAACACACCACATAACAGCCTTATTATAAGTGTTGATTCAAACGTAGATTCCCTTTTCGGAGGATATGGGAAAACTGGTAAAACCATAACGTCTATTACAAAGACTTTAAATGGTAGAGGATTTATTAAGTTAACAGTCACTTCTATTCCAAATCATAATGATAGAATTTTTATTGGAGACAAGACAGAACTAGAAATCTCTAACTACAATTTAGGAGAGTATGTTATTTTAGCAGATTCTACAATAGTTGCTGGTAGGGCTGATGGTAATAAGTTTTCAAACCAAGGAAGCTTACAACAAATAGCGATAGCAATATCTCAAGCTATTAACAATGGTGAAGTTATAACATATAAAACTAAAGTTTTTGATACTTCAATTGTTATTGAGGACTATGCTGCTGGCAGCAAAAGAAGACAAAATGCGCTAGGTATTTATACTTCAAACTTTGTTAATTTTATAGAAATTAATGCTGGAGAATTGAACAATATCGGTCTTATTGATTCAATAGTTCCTGCAGGCACCCCAACTGTTTTTAGCGATTGGAGCATCTATACTATGATTGGTGGTGCGGTCGAAGGCCAATCAATATTAGTAGCTGCTAGTGAAATTGGTAATGTTAAAGTTGGAGAATGGGTAAAACAAAAAGACTTTGATAAATTTATACAGATCATCGAGGTCGTAAAGGATCCAATAGACTCTGATTTATATAGAATAATTTTGAATGCGGTTACTAAGGTTTCTAACGATAATGTCTTTGAAATATATGAAATATATAGAACTTCGCATGGTAGATTTTCAGCATATGATTTTAAAGACTTTGACTTTGACTTTTATTCTACACGAAACTCTAAGCTAGGAGATTTAACACTAGATACTCATTACGATAATGAAAATCCACCAGCACTCATAGATCTAGGAGCCTTTTATGCAGGTCTAGACTCTGTTTTAAATGTTGAAAGAGTTGAAGACTCTGTTGCTCCGATTGCTATTAAAAATGAATATGATCGTTTAAATGAAAACAAACTAAAAGAAACAGCTCTTAAGAGTAGAATAGTTCCTACTATTTGTAAGTTTGAACTTAAAGATTCTTCAAATGCAAGAAACTTACCATATGTTTTGAATGTTAATGAAGCGTTTGGCGCTGACAATTTGTCACCTAATATTGAACTTGATTCTAACAGAAGAACAGAATACATGAATATGGAGCACTTCCACATCAACAAAATTCCTGCAGATTTAAGAGCATCTACAACAAAACAAGACTTAAACAATTATATTGACTTTGCTGGAGACGGTGGATTGACTTTAACTAAATTAAAGGATGTTAGTTTTAATTATTTTGATAGTCATTTTAATTGGAATGGTTATTATGACACGGTTAACCAAGTATGGCATGATAATACCCATAAAAAACTTTGGAGCAGATTTGACATAGGAAACTCTGAAAAGAATTCATCCACAGTATTTAGAGGACTTAGATATTCTTATAGAAAAAGAAAAGAAATCATCAAGGCTATACCTACTGAGTTTATTTCCGATTCAAACGTAAGTGACTATAAATTCGGGGTTGTGTTTTCATACTATAATATAGATGATGTTAACGGCGAAGTTATAAGTGACAATACACTAACTATAAATTCTGTAAAGAATGATAAATTTAAGTTCATATGTATTTTGATAGAGCTTAACTTAGTTGAAAATGACATTACTGAATTAGATCGATACTTAATGTACACTTTGAATGATATTGATTCCGGGAATAATATACTAAACACTTCTGTACCTTTTTATATTGACTTCAATGCTTCATCGTTTGATCCAGTTGAACAAGATAATGAAGCCACCTTGAATGCTTCTAATTTTGCGGTTACTGATGGAAGTGCTAAGTTCACAAATTATATAAAACCAGATTCGTTTGGACAGTATTCTTGGATATATTTCCAAATATTAAGTACTTGGTACGCTGTTAAAGTTCTTAAAGTTATTAGTGATGACTCTGTTATTGTCGCTGGTTGGCCATATGAATTCGATATTAATACTGGCTTGCCTACTATACCATCTGTTCGAGTTAACCCAACACAGTTCTCTTTAATTCCTATCAATGCTACTTTTAAATATTATGCTGGAGGTAAAAATGGGTTTGCTAACATATTAAATGAGGTTAATGCTTATAGATTTGCTAATAAATTTAACACATTCGGAGACATTAAGTATACCAATATCTCTGTTGATGGTAAAATAACATATAATGACTATGTTTTATCTGTAGAATCTGGAGTTGACATAATTAAACCATCTCTTATAGTGGCCCAAACAGATCCTGATAGACCAAAGGCATATCAATTGTCTTCTGGAGAAATTGGAAGCATTATAACTGATAGGCCTGATGGTGGTTACCTTACTCTTTTACGAAGAATGAATGGAGACTACATTCCTATTTTCAATAATGTAGTAACATTCTCTGATGTTCATTCTAACGAGAAAATTACAGGAAACGGCGCGACTACTGAGAGATCTAAATTAATCTATAATAAATTCAATGGACGTGGAGTGGCCTTTGATTCTTACAAACTAAACAGAGATGATTACGGATACATCAATAATTATTTTTATCACAAAGCAAATGATGAAGATTCTAATGGAATATTAAAACTTTCACAAACATCTGATAAGTTACCAGTATATCCTGTAATTAATGAGATTGCAATAGATAAAAAGAATATAAATGTATTTAAGTCTAAATATTCTAGTGACTATTTTTCAAAATCATTAGCGGCTGGAGCAGTTTTATTAGTTAATGGAACTTTAAGCCCTGTAGAGAAAAAGAGCTTTATGGCATCAACAATCATGAAAGTTAAGGATACGTATGACATTACAACTTTCACAAATGCACAAGAGACTTCTATAGAATATTTAGATAAAATAAGACTTAATAAAATAAATGTTAAAACTATACATTGGTTCGAAGACGATCAGCAGGTCATAGCAGACGTTTATTTGGGAGAAGCAATACTTGGAGAACTTATAGAGGACGGTATTCAAAAGCCGTTCGCGAAGTATGTTGATCCATTGTATTCATATGGAGAAAAATCTACAATAGACGATGATTTAAAGCTTTACACAAAAACAAATGTAACTCCTAGATTCATAATTGATCTAATAGATATTTATGGAATTGAAGGAAAGAATTTAACTACAGATTTCAAATCAGCTTTAAGTTTTACTGATTTAACAACTGACAGTTTTAGGAAACTTACAAACTTCAATATACAAGGCTATCAAAATGATGGGTTAAGTTTTAGACTAATATATAATAAAAGACGTGGATATTCTTATAACTTTAAAATACACGTTAAAATACAAGCATAATTAATGGCTATTGATATTAAGGAATTATTCAAAACTGACCTAGATGCAAACAGCATTCTCTGGTGGTCTAATGACAAAATTGATAAGATTAATCATAATTTTAAACAGTTGTTAAGCGGAGGAATGCCTGGACCTCAAGGATTGACTGGATTTTATGGAGGATTTGGAAATGTCGGTATTGCTGGGGTATTAGGCGATGATGGAGCTCAAGGACCTCAAGGGACTCAGGGGCCGGCATTGTTGAGTGGCTGGGTATATTATCCAGATACTATAAATTCTATAGGTTATTTATTTCCAAAGCGAAACGCAGCGACTATCACACAATACTCACCATCTCCTTTGCTTATTGGGGTAGACGGCGGAGACTCTCTATATAATCCACCGTCCCTTTGGTATAAATATGTTGTCTTATCTAATGTTAACTCACCAACACAAGTTGGAAGTATTCGATTAAATTTAAGAATTCAACATGATGATAAGACCGCAGATTTTAAATTAACTAAGGATCCGGATCCAGCGATGTATATTGGTAAGCTTGATTCTACTGATGTTGGTTTTAAATTAGAACATATTTCAGGAAACACAATATTAAAGTCTATTACACCATCAAACACAACACCTACTAATGCTCATGAGATTAATGACACTTTAATAAAAATAAATCCTAGGTTAGCTGTTGGTGTAGCTGTTGAAGCAACTGCTGATTTAAGTAATGTTGCTGGTAAAAATACTAAGTCTAATCATACTTTAATATATGATAAAACAGCTCAGATAGATAATGTACTAGTTTCTAGTGATGTTGCAGGTACTTCAAATTGGGTAGACAAGAAAACAATGTTTAATGATTTTCCAGTTGGGTCAATTATATCAATAAGAGAAGAGGATTTCAATTATAATAACTTCTACTTGGATGAAGCTATAATACAGACTGGACTTATTTTATCAGCTTTAAGCAACCGATATGGAAAAGGAAAACCAGACACTCCGTTTATGGGTTGGTACTTGTGTAATGGAGAGTATTGGAAGGAAGGCACTACATATATTTTAACACCTAACCTGAACTCGTTTAATAGTGTTATTGATGGAAATGGCGGAAACCAGCCAGCAGTAATTGGAGGTGATGATTCACCAATATTAGTAGCCGGTTATGATATAGGTCTCAATGCTTCTGTAAATGATAGTGGTGTATATTCCATTAGTTTTACAAATACGTTTGATGACAATGATACATCATCATTACCAGATGAAATAATATTAGGTGCTGGGAGTGGTGCTAGAGTTAATAGAATGGTTCATTTAGTTTACTTAGAAAATAAAAACTTAACATGGTCAAGGACTTACTCAGGGGCTACTGCACCTAGTATATAGCGAATATAGACACGAAAGCAATATAAAGAATTTGAATATATAATATAAATAATAGAATAAAGATGATAAATCTCAAGCAAATAAATGTTTCTGATAGCGATAACATTAAGCTAGACAACGTTAATTATAACTTTGACCAACTTATTGTTAATTGTGGTGGACCCCAAGGACCTACGGGGTCTGATGGAGCTACTGGCGCTCAGGGAGTTACTGGCGCTCAAGGAAGTCAAGGTTCTACAGGGACTCAAGGGTTTCAAGGACCCATTGGGGCGTCTAGCACTACTTATTGGAACAATATTGCTGGAGATGCTATTACATTTTCAGCAGACACACTAGTACCTAAACATACTGCGCCCATGGAGTATCCACCAGTTATTAGTGTTGGTTTTTTAGATACAGATTCTCAATATAATACAAGTCAAGCTCTTATTGCTGGTCAATCACCATATCAATTCATTATCAATAGAAAGGATCATTTTGAGTCTAATCTGCGTTTCACTAGTTCAGACATAGATGGCAATCATTTTGACTTTAAGATGTCTAATGACCCTTTGTCGGATCTTGATACTTTTACTTTAGGGTTCGGTGTTCCAGTAGCGACTTCTATTGTTTGGTATGCTCAAAATCATATTTTTAAGAGCAATGTTACTGGAAGTAATTTAATGGAGATAACAGACTCTACTATTAAATACAACGTAGACACTGAATTTAATAGACCAGTGACTATTAAAGAACAATTAGTAATAGGTAATTCTGGAGCTGGTGTTGATAAATTAGCGGTATCATCTGATACTTTAGGTACTGTTGTTTTTAAGTCAGTTAACGAACTTGGAGGAACCGTTCCTTTCGGAACTATAGTTTCAATGCTACCGTCAGTATTCAGTGATAGTACTAAATTTATAAATTCTCAAACAATAGATACTGTGACAGCTCCAGATGATCCTATACAAATTAGAATGGGAGCTGGAATTGGAGATTATTTAGGCTGGTATCTTTGTAATGGAAAAGTATGGGAGGGTATAGTTGCTCAATCACAACATAATGTACCGGATCTTAATTCATTTTCATACAGTATTGAAGATAACCCTACATCAATTGATATTAACAGCCAGGGTTCTGTTTCGGTAAGCAATACAGATACTCACTTGATTGGAGGAGCTGACATAGATATGGCTGCTGTTTTTGCTACTCCAAGCACTTATAATATTAGTGGAACTGTTACAACAACTGACACTACCGTAGGTGGTGGTGGATCTTCAACGTTTAAGATTAAAAGACTGCCTCAGATAATTTATTTAGGAGAAACTGATTGTTATTGGAAAGACAAAGGAACTAACCAAAACCCTCCAACTTTAACGTTTACTTTGTCCGATGATAACTCAGGTACAACTGCAATTTCACCAAATCCGACATCTCTTGGAAGTGGTACAGAGGCGCCAACTACTGAATATTCAATAACATTCACTGTTGCTGCACCTAACAACCATTACTGGAGTAGTGCCCCGACTTTTGCTTTCAGCGCACAGACATATCCTTATATATCATCAATAACGCAACCTACTGCAATTCCGGTTGATAGTTTCCTTAGCTACGTGTCATTAACCATACATATATCTAGTCAACCTGCAATTGACACGCCAGTAACAATAACAGTAGATACGGGAAGCAACATAACAATTCTTCCATTCGAACCAGGCTAGTATCATGATAAACTTAAGAAAATATATACCAACTGACAGAAATACTCTAATATTTATAGGAGTTGTTTTGTTTGTTTTGCTTTTTTTAAGACAATGTAATTCTACTGCTAATTTGAAAAGAGAACTAGAGCAAGAACAAATGGTTTCTGGAAGAGCACTTAATAATTACAGAGCTAGCTTAGACACTATTAAAAATGAGAGAAATAAAAATGGAGACTTAGTATCTTCAAAACTTTCGTATGAATACGACATTAATTCTTTAACTGCTGAAAATAAAAAAGTAATTGAAGACTATCAAAGATCCTTAAAACTTACAAAGGACATTAAAAATGTAAATTCATTATTGAGAGCAGAGATTAGAATTAAGGATTCTATAATTAATTCTAATGGAACTGTATTAAATACTTCAGATTCTACAGCAACTATAGCATTTAATGATATAAAAAATTGGGATAAATATAACTGGAGAAGGTTCAATGGAACTTTAGATGTTTTAAGAAATCATGAAACAAACAAAATCTCATTAGTTTCTAGTAGATTTGATTTTGAACAAGGTATAGAGTTAAAAGCTGCTATATTAAATGAAGGTGGAATTAATTCTTTAAAAATAACAACTGTTTATCCAGGTATTGTGTTTACGAATATTGAAAATATTAATTTAGTTAATGATAAACTAAATAAAAAAAATGAAAAGAAAGCAGGCTGGTCTATTGGTGTTGGTGCAGGTTATGGGTTGAATCTAAACGCAAACAAGGTTGTTAGTGTTGGTCCTTCAATAAACATCGGTGCTATGTGGTCACCAAAGTGGCTTAGATTTTAAAAAAGTATATAAAAATGGCAAAATCATCTAGATTCCTAAAAATTGACGACGATATTTTAATGGAATTCATCTATCACGATCAATCATACCCTGATTTGGTAAAGATTGATAATGATAATAATGGAAGTCAACTAAAGTATCTAAATACTGTTAGTGCTAATGACAGTGCTTCCAGATTTTTAATACATGAGCTAGGTGCTGATGTTGTTGAGTTTGTTGTAACAACTGCTAATGGGTATGTTGTTGTTAATAATTTTGCAGGAAGGCACCTATTACTACGAAATGGTAAGACATACAGGTTTGATCTAACAGATGCTAGTGTAGATAATGTCACTGGTTTTAATATACCAGGTGGTAATGGATATTTATCAGGGTCGGTATACATATATACACCAACTACTAATGGTAAATATGCTTACACTTATTCTAATGCAGCTTTAAATAGTTTAATTGGTGGAGAAATTGAAGTTTCAAACCGGGCAAGTTCTCTTTTCTCAGTTCCGGTTGCTCAAACTGGAAATGACATTAAAACAGCAGCCGGTGAAAGCGGAAGATATTATGCTGTTCCTTCTGGAATAGAAAGTACAATGGCTCTTTTAAATAATTCTCTAGATTATTTAGATTCAGCAGAATGGTTAGGTACTAATTCTGTAGGGCTTAGCGTTGTTCCTGTATCAACGGTACAGGCTGTTTGGTATGATACTATAAAATTACACTTAAGAACTGGATATTCTTTTAGCGGGAGAGGTTATAGCGGATTTTTGTTTCAAACTAAAGTTAAAAGAAACTCTGGAGTCTATAATTATTTTAATTCAACAGTTTACTTAAATCACTCAAACTTTGAAACCCAAAACCCAAACCCATTCATATTAGGAGAATCTTCATACTCAAAATATATTGAAATCAAAGTACCGTCATTGATTTATATGCATGATTCTAGTAAAAATGGAGATTTTGAAGATAGTTTCTTTGGAGCCGCTACGGTTTCACCAGCACCTGTAAATCCTGATGCAACAAACGCTTCTATTAACTATGAATTTGATTTTAAATTAATAAGCTCAGTGTTTACCAATAATGGTTATGAATATATTAACTTAGTAGAGGGAAAATCACTAGTGCTTTCACAAGAAGACGAATTCGTTGACTTAGCAATTAACATTGAGCATGCTACTGATGGCGACTATTTTAAGATATATGGAACTAAAGATGGGTCACAGACTGGTTTTGAAGGCTATATTAATGGAAGAATGCAAACTTCAGGAGATGACTTAACAGTATTTTATGAAGTTCAAGTTGCTGAGCAGATTGGTCTTAATTATGTTAGCACATTTGTGAACACGTTTACACAAACAACACAATTTGATACTCCTATTGTATTTAGACCGGTAATTATGAACTCCTCAGTTTCTAGTAATTTTTTAATTACGGTAAACATGCGAGTGTATAATGAAACCGATAATACTCAAATATTAAAAACAGGTTCTTTAATATATAGCCAACCTAAAAAATATGGGAAGAATCTATTAAAATTAAATTTGAATTCAAGTTTTTCACCTACTATTATATACAATACTCTTGATAATACTAGTGTTAACAGGGAATTAAATCAATTTGTAAATTCTATAAGACCAGATATTGGAGAGACTAAATATGTACCAGTAGCTTTAGACACTTATGGAATTTTAGCCGGAAGCACTAATGTAACTACAGAAGGAGCTATAATCAGCACAACAAATGTATTCAAATATGAGACAGAAGGAAAAGGTACAATAAGTCTTTCTAAAGTTTCAGACAATTTCATTAAATTTAAAGTTGTTCAACCCGATGGCAATAATTTTAAGTCAATAAGTTTAGTAAATGCTGAAGATATTGTTTTGATTATTAAAAGTGGAGCAATAGAGCAAAGAATATCACACGACCCTAGTTTTCCTGGAGTTGATATGGGTGCTGGAGAAACTCTATTCAAAATACCTAAAAGTGTTGCTGTTAGATTCGATCAATCAGATACTAATCAAAACACAGATAGATTCTATATAAATATTAAAAACGGAAGTACAGAATCTTTATTGTACTACGGAAAAGTAAATATCATATAATGATTTTAAATAGTAGAAATAACTTATTTAACTTTAAGTTTCCTAGGACTTTTATACCTAAGGAGGTCGCTGACAAATATAGAAAGTATTTGAATAGAATGCCGGGTAATTTGATTACTGAGCCTATAGATTTTATTAATTATTCTATACAGGGTTTAGGGGTTCCAGGAATATCATTTGAGCCTATATTAATATCGCCGAACGACGGGACAGTAACTTATCATAGAGGCTCTATTCCTATACAAAATACAATAGATAGACAATTTAAAGTTTCTATGCAATTATTGGATGGTTATATTAACTATTGGATTATGCAAGATACTCTTCTTTATTATTATTCAAAGAAAGTAAAGGAACCATTTTTAAATGATATGAAACTACAGATAATGGATGCAGAAGGAATTCATATCATGAGTGCTGTTTTTGAAAAGCCTATCTTAAATTCTATATCAGAACTAGAGTTAAATATGAGTACTAACATTGCTGAATTTACAACATTTGACCTTAACTTTTATTATAATAAGTTTAACATTAAATTAGAAATTGATTAAAGATATATAATATATGAAAACATTTTTAGATTATATGCTAGCAGAAAACATAACATCTGCTGAGCTAGAAATATTAAACGAGTCTCTTCAATCAGAATGGACTGAAGAACTAGAGGCTAGGGTGGATATAGCCTTAGATGAATTCACGAAGCAGTATATGAATAAAGATGGGTCTTATAACATTCATGAATTTAATAATGAACTTACAAATGAAGGTATCTTAGGAAGTATATTCGGAGGATTAGTTGGATTTGCGTTAGGTAAAACTGTAGGTAAAACCATAGCTAGAATTCTTGGAATTCAATCGGGTGTTATGTATGACATGTTAACCTCACGTCTTGTTGGTGCGGCT